AAATGAGCCAAGGGTCTCCCACGCCAACTCGGCGCCGGTTACGGCTCGCTGGAAATCTACCCGACCGTCAAACGGGGCCGTAACCGCGTAGGTGATACGTTCCGGTTGCTCTTTGACAATGAGTGTGCCGGAGACGCCATCGGCCGTAAAGGTGCCAGAGATGGTTGTCATTATTTCCTCTTATTACGATTTAGGTTTTCAGTCCGAGTCGCCTCACCGGCAGCTAGCATCTTATCTAGTGCTTCGCCATCGGCTACGTCAATGGCCACAGCGAGTATCTCGGCGTTGGTCATATCGACCGGGACTGGCGCCGATGGAGCTGCCTCCGCTTCGACTACAACCGCCGTACTTGGTAAGACCTTACGAAATTCATCCGGCACATAGACCGGCTTCTTATCCGGGTCCGGGCTATAGAGCCGGGCATCAGGACCAAACCAAGAATATTTGAATCGAACGTACATGATCGCTCCCTATGAAATGGAGCGGAGGGGGTTGATAGCCCCCTCCGCAGTGGACATCTCTATTAGTTAGAGGCGTCCGGGTAAGCCTTCCACGCCGAAGGATCGCTCGTGATGAAGGTCGTCACCCAACCGGCATCGAAGCCGGCAGTGGCAATAACATAGTTCACACCGATGAACTGCTCGTAGGCATTGCCCTCCCACGGAAGCGGCCAAATAAACTTGGCCTTAATCGGAAGTTTAGCCTTAAGCATCGCACCAGATGAAAAGTGCAACGTCGATGTAGAAGCGTGAATTGTCGCTGTATCGTCCGACACAAGCCGAACCTCTAGCGTCGCCGCATCGCCGCCGTCCGTGAAAGCTTCGGTCACAACCATGACGAGGTAGAGCGGAACGCCGGCACCAATGTCACGAACTACGCTCAAATCTACCTGACTCGTAGAAAGGATTGTACTTACCTCCGCATCCAAGTCCTGATCGACCGAGAACTCAAGATATTTATCCATCCACATAGTATATTACCTTTCTACTACTAGGAAACAAGGGCTTCATCGGCAGCCAGAACGTCAACCCGACGAACCGGAATACCATTGAAACTCTCGACCAGATGGCCACCAACATTCTCAGCCTTCAAGGTCGAACTTGCAGTCTTGTTGGCAGTCTGCCGACCAAGGAAGGTCAGCATACTGCGCGACATATAGAATGCCGGGCGGCCCATGTTAAGACTCGGAACGAGACGCAGCGCCTGAAACATCAGGTCCGAAAGATCGGCACCAGTGGCCGCATCCTTGGTCAGAGTCGATTTGTCAATGTTGGCAATACGCACAACGTAGCGCCAATCCTTGACATGCAGGCCGCAATGCCACGCATAGCGCGTCGCATACGCCTCCATTCGGCCATTGTTACCGTCAATGTCCTGAATGGTAACCTGCCCCTTGTCTTCCACTTCGAGACCAGCCTTCATACCCTTCGGGTAGATGCAGGTAACAGTGGACGGGTCCCACACAACCAGCCAAATAGAGTTGGCATCGGTCTGGCCACCCGCTGCGCCACCGTCGACGATGTTCCCGCCGTTGGCCGCAGAGAGCGAGTTGTAACGCGGGGCAAAGCCCGTAAAGCCTTCCGGGGTAACAGCTTCGTTACCAAGGAAGAGCGTCTCGACAAACTTGTTGTTCATGCCTTCAAGATGGGCACGGTCTTCAATCAGTCGGAACGCATTAGCATTGCCGGCCATGTCGGCCAGCCGCTTGTCGATTTCAGCATACGCGGAAAGTTCACCGCAGGTATCCTGAATGGTGGCAACAGTGCCCTTACTGGGCTGAACACCGCCGTATAGCTTACGGAAGGTCGCTGCCGGATAACCTGTCCGAATGGTAGACCGATGGCCGGTAACGAGATTACCTTCCATCCATGTCGCATCGGCAAGGACTTCGTTCGTCTGACTCAATACTTCGCCAACCGCAGCAATTGAACCATCTGGATCAGTTGCTCGGGCGACATCAAGCAGGGTCGGACGAGTAACATTAAGAGCAGGCATGCTCGTTTACTTCTTATGAGGTTTTAGTGTAAATACGATCAGCAAGGCTTTTGGGCTCGGGCGCACCACTGGTGCCCCCGGTATGGATTTTACCATCAGCCATTTCCTTACCAATCTTCCACAAGAAACGGATAACTTCCGGATGATTGCCGGCACCTGTCACATTCAGCACTTCCTTAAGAGCGTCGTTGCCGTATGTGTTAAGGGCCGATTTGGCTACCGCCAAGTTTTCATTAAACTTGATTAAGCCAAATTCCTTGTCATTCTTAGCCGCAGAAACCCAAGTTTCATTCTGTTCCTGAAACGCTTTAGAACTAGCATCTGACATTTCAGAAACAAGTTTGGCTTGAAGATCAACAAACTTCTGAGCAGCCTCTTGTGTAAGGCCATGCTCTTTAGCTAGTGTTTTGAAAGCATCAAGTGCAGCTTCGTCTTTCGCTAGCCCATCCGGAAGTGTGAAGTCTTCATACGTCTCAGGCGCACCCGGCTTGGCATCCGCTTCGGCCTTCTTGGGGTCCGGTGGAGTACCGCTTTCGTCGCCTGCTTTCGCGGGCTCAACGCCCGGAACCGGTTCGGCTGTTACAATTGTCGCAGGAGCTACAGGTGCAGCCTCCGGGGCAACAACAGGTTCAACAGCCGGTGTAACTGGATCAGTCATTATTTCTCCCTTTCATTAGCTTCGTTTTTCATAGTAATGTAGATAGTAGGGTCCAAGGCAAACAGGTCGCCCCAATAGTCTAGGCCGACAGAACGCCGCCCTTCACGGAATGCTGTCTCATGGGTGTACTCGCCTGCATACGTTTGCGAGCTAATATCGCACTTGACAAGCAGTTCCCAATAGAACCTCCGCCCCACATATGTAGAGAGCAGGGTTTGTAAGTCGGCTTGGGCTTCGTTCTTCTGGTCTGCCTTAGCCTTAGCTACCTTTTTACTGTCGACATCAAACCGATCTTCCATGCACCTATCCCGCCAAGTCAGTTAGCACGTTTCGATCACCAGTCTTGGAGTCCGATAGCCCCTTGGTTATGTTCGCGGCCTGCTGCATCTGCTGCATAGCTTCCTGCTGCTGCCGCTCTTCGGCCCGCTGCTGTCGCTTGGCAGCTACAATGTCATCAGAGACAATGATGGTCGGCGGGGCACCAATGGCCTTGGCATACTCGTCCACCGACTGCTCTGCATCGAACTTGTCGATGATGTCAACAAACGTGCCGGACAGCCCGGTAACATAGGATGCTACCCGCTCGATACCACCCGTTGCCACCGCCCTCTGGGCCATCGCCAAGGTGGAGATGTAACGGATACGAAGAGGCTGCCCCTGTAGTTCAGGCGGGGCGGGCGGGAGGATGCCAGCCTTGACAGCCTGCCCGAAAGTGCGATTGATGATCGGAGCGAGTAGTTCGCTCTGCAATCGTTCCAGCACCGGGCCAAGTTGCAGGAGGCGCTCTTCATTCCGCTGCATCAGGTCAAGCTGATTGCGCGGCTGAATGCCCTCCATGTTGGTAATGGCGAGGAAGAGATCAACGTAGAACGCTTTGTCAATGCGGTTCTCAATAGCCGCCATGTCAAAGCGCAAGTCTTGTAGGCTCGGGGTCACGCTATAAATTGGAGACAAGCCCTGCCGATCATTCGGATCGGGCTGGTAGCTTGTCACGGTTCCCGGCAGGGCGGCTATGTGCCGCCTGTCGATCGAGGGCGGCCCCTTGAGCGGCGGGCGTACCATCGTATCGACAGCCTGCCCCTTGCGCCGCTCGGCCACCTGTAGGCCCTTGATGTCGCCAAGCGCCACCATAGCCGGACACTCGGTTGCATATACATCCTCCCCGGTCACTTCCCATCGAGGACAGAATGCGGGGAACTCGTCGAATCCTGACTTGGCCAAGAACTTGTTTCTGTCTGGACCTGTCCTCCCCGGCTCGTAGTACACCGACCGCCACGCTTTCGACACAGCCTGTCTCTTGCGGCTGTCCTGCTCGGGGTTGGGCTCAATGATATGCGCGCAAGGAAACCACTCTTCGTAGTTCCCGCGATCATATTGGTTCTTCACACTCTGGCTGAGATTCTCTAGTCCGAATGCCTTGACAATCTCCCGCACAGTCCATTCAAATTCCCGCGCCAGCGTATCGACTCGGTAGGTCTCGTCCTGAGAAATCATATAGCTGCCGGCTGTGTGCGTATAGAACCGCGCTACGTTCTCGAAGTCATCGACCTGTGACATAGCCCCCGTCCCAAAGATCAGTAATTCTCCCAAAAGGGTCGGGGCCATGTTATAGAAATTGCTTTCGTTAAAGACGGCCCGCAGCTTTAGCTCGGCATTATGCAGCCAAACCTTCACAGCCCCCGACTCCATCAGGTCCGGGTTGTAGGTTTCCAGTTCAAACCACGGCCGGGCCGGGGACATCATGCCGGCCAGAAGGCCGGAGCGCGCTACCCGATATGCCTGAGTTGCTGCGCTGTTGATGATGTTGTTATACCGCTTGTCTCCCTTGTTCCTGTCCGTGATGGAGAACCGCCCACGGCGAGGCGTAATAAATTTGGCAAGTTCCTGATAGTGGCCAATGAAGCTGGAACGCTCCTTCCTCAAGGCCCCTAGTCGTTGCTCGAAATAGTCACGACTGTTTAGGTCGAGTGCCATTACGAACCGAGCAAGGTTTTGCCAGCCGTGCTAGCCGGTGTCAGGAGTCCGCTCTGGCTGGTTAGAACAGTTTGTGCTTTTGCTGACTTGTGGCGCTGCTGCTCCCGTGCGGCAATGATGGCACTGTCGCTGATAGTCGGAGGAAGCGCAGGCGGCGGTGCGGGAAGGGCCGGCTTCGGGGGCTTTGGCATCGCCCCTCCGCCGAACAGAGATTTTATCATACCCATTATTTATTACCTTTTCTATTACCGGCGCTTCAACCGACGCGCCCGAGCCAGATAGTCGAATACATCTCCATCTACAGGGGGCTCCGATCCTGCGGCTGCAATGCCCGAATACATGAAGTCTGCCGCCTGCCTGTTACCCTGTGTCGTTCCGCTTTCTGTCGGATCGACCATAGGCCCGCGCCACGGACAAGAGAAGTTCATAGCAG